CCGCCACGATGGTCGTTCTGCTCTCCGACATCCACTGCGAAGAGCGTGTCGATCCTGAAACAGTGAACGGGCTGAACGACTACAGCCTTGACGTATGTCAGCTTCGCTTGAACGAACTCCACGAGCGGTTCTTCCGGCTCCTTGAGCACGAACGCCAACTGGCAAAGATTGACCGTGTCGTCGTTTGGCTCGGAGGGGATCTTCTGAGCGGTCACATCCATGACGACACTGCCGAGTTGGCTCAACTAGCACCGCTGGCGGCTACCCGTTGGATTGGCGAGAGGCTGCGAGCCTTCATCGACTCTGTGGCTGACAGTGCAAAGTCTGTCATCGTCGCCACCAACAGCGGCAACCATGGGCGAAGCACCGAAAAGCTACGCATCGGCACCGAGATGGAGCACTCGTTTGAGCAGCACCTCTATCTCACGCTCGCCAGCAGCGAGAAGCGGAAGAACGTGCAGTGGCAGGTCGGCACAGGCTATTTGAATTACGTTGACCTTGATGGATTCCTTATTCGCTTCCACCACGGTCACGCCATCAAGTACGGCGGCGGAGTCGGCGGCATCACAATACCAACCAACAAAGCCATCGCTGCCTGGGACGCAGTGAAGCGTGCGGACCTTACGTGCTTTGGGCACTGGCATCAGTTCCAGTGGTTGCGAGCCGGTCGGTACGTCGCCAATGGCAGCGTCATCGGGCACTCGGCGTACGCCACAAGAATCAAGGCGGCATACGAGCCACCGTGCCAGGCGTGCATCGTTATTGACCACGGACGCCACGAGGTGACGAAGGCGATGCCAATCTACTGCGACCGTGACCTGCGGACGCAGAAGGCTTGACGCATGGAATACGACTTGACTGACGAGTACATCGCCGAGGCACGCCAGCGAGCGTATCGCTACCAGGGACAGTGGACAGGCACGGCAGGATCGCTCGCCGCAGACGTTGCACGAATTCTAATCGAAAGGAAAAAGATGCAAGGACACATCGCCAATCTTGAGGACACAAACGCACAGCTGCGAGCGGCTGTTGAAAACCGTCTGGCAGGAAACGTCGTTGAGGCACAGCAAGCGCCGCCGCAAGACGAGCCGGAAGAAATCCCGGTCGATTGGATTCTGCAAGGTCAGAAGGAAATGGACGCAGCACCGGACGACATTCGTTGGACGGGTGACAGCATCCTCGCCAAAGATCACGAAGACGTAAGTCCTGCCGAGCGATTGCTGATGGACGCCATCGACGTCGTGCGTGATCGTCGCCCGAAGTACGGCGGACCTCGGCATCATTTCCGGCGAACTGTGGGCATGATCAACGCTGCCTTCGCTGACGTGCTGAAGCGTCCGCTGACAGAATCGGATTGGGCGATCTTTATGACGTTTGACAAGGTGGCACGATTCCTCGGCCCAAACAAGACGGCAGACGGGCCAATTGACTTGGCTGGTTACGCAGCGTGTCTCGCGGAATGCGAGTCGGCAGAGCCGGTCTAAAACGCCCCCCAGCCGCCCTAGTCTGGCGGCATGGTCACTGACGCACCACTTGCTGCCGCACACCCTTTCCTCGACATCGAGCACAAGGTGAGCGCGTTCCTGACCACCGCAAAAGTTAAGGCCCGTGACGGTCTGACGTGGAGCGAGTTCGGTTCTCTGCTAGTCGCCCTGCTGCGGCTGTGCGTTGAGACGTTGGACGCCACGTCAACGATCTCCGGGCCTGACAAAAAGGCAATCGCACTCACTGCTGTGGCTGCGTTGTTTGACACGCTTTCGGGATATTGCGTGCCGCTCATGGCATGGCCCGCCTGGGCGATCCTGCGGCCCGCTCTGCGTGTGTTCGTTCTCGCTCTGGCATCTGGTGCCATTGAGTCTCTTCTGCCTCTTGTGAGGGCTTCCGCGTGATAACAGCGTTGCTTGTGGCGTTTGCCGTCTACGTTCTGGCAGGCCAGCAAATCACCGAGAAGGTGAAGGCGTTCTTGTCCACGGCACAGATGCCAACCATTGACGGCAAGCACGTCGCCGTGCTGGCCCTGGTCGTCGCTGCGGCAATCTCGTTCATGCCCAGCCGCTCAAGTAGCCCGACCCCGCAGCCAGCACCAGTGCCGCCGGATGCGTTCACGCTCAAGGGCAAGTTCATTGGGCCGACTGCCGCTGAAGATGCCGCGACGATGTCGGCTCTGTGCGGCGAACTCGCTGAGTGCATTGAATACGACGGCTCGCACGACCAACGGCTGAAAACTGGCGTGGCGTTTGACGACCTGCGGATTGCCGCTCGTGAGATGCGATGCAAGGGCGAGAGCATCGGTGCTCGCCAGCCGGCAGTCAGGGACGCCGTACACAAGTTCCTAGATGACTCTGTTGGCTCGTCGGGCGGTCCAGTGACGCCCGAGAGCCGAGCGGCGTGGGTGTCGGCACTCCGTGACCTGTCGAGGGCTGCCGCTGATGTCACGAAGTAGCCGCTGGTCTGTCGGTGCTGTCACGTTTGTGATCGTGATGGCGATCCTCGGGACGCTTGTGGAGCGTGCCACAAAGCGAGTCGCCGCACGTATTGATGGGCAGTTCGGCTACACGCCAGACCCAGCAGGCACAAAGGCGTTTTTGGCTGAACTTGACCAACCGCTTTTTTCTGACGCGGCAAAGGACGTCATTAAGAACGCCAAGCAACAGGACACGTTTCTCTATCGCTTCGCTGACCGCGCTCACCGCCAAGTCTACGGCAAGCCGTTTGGCCCGTGGAAACAGGGCATTGGCGACTGCGTGTCTTTCGGTTGGGCTATGGGCAGTTACGTCGGCCAGTGCGTTGATTGGGCTGAAGGCGAGTTGCCAGAGCCGCCGAAGCTTGTTTGCACGGAAAGCATCTACTCGGGAAGTCGCACCGCTGGAAGATTGCCGCCGGTCATTCAGGCCGGGTACAGCGATGGAAGCTATGGGGGTGCAGCTGCACGCTGGGTGGCTGGCAAATGCAAGGATCAGACAGTCGGAGGCATCCTGTTTCGCCAGCAGTATCCCGGTGCCGACCTGACGACATACAGCCCAGCCAGGGCAAAGGAATGGGGCAACGTCCTCTGCGGTGGCGGGCAGGCTGGGATGGCACTTGCCAAGCTTGCCAACAAGAACACGGCGACGCACGTAGCACTTGTGCGGAACTTTGATGAGGCTGCTGCGAGCATAGAGAGCGGCTACTGCGTGCCAGTTTGCAGCGGCGTTGGCTTCTCGTCGCAACGTGACGCTGATGGCTTCGCTGCTCGCTCTGGCTCATGGGCGCACTGTATGTGCTTCATCGCTGTGCGTTACGCCAAGAACGAAGGCAAGCGCGACGGGCTTTTGTGCATGAACAGCTGGGGTTCGTTCAATGCTGGCCCAAAGTGGCCTGCGGATCAGCCCGATGGCTCGTTCTGGGTCAGCCGCGAGACGGTTGACGCGATGCTCTCTGGACAAGATTCCTTCAGCATCAGTGGCGTGAACTTCCGCTACCGCAACCTTGACCACGGCAACTGGCTGCAACCATTCCCGCCAGAGACTCGCACGCCGTCGCCGGCTCGACTCATCGCAGACACGTTCCATCTCGCTCAGTAGGAGTGCCCTATGTCGCTCGTCATGTGGCTTGTGTTCGGTGCAATTGCTGGTGCCATCGCCAAGTGGGTGATGCCTGGACGCTGCCCTGACGGCTGGGTGCCGACCATCGGTCTCGGCATCGTTGGCTCGCTCGCCGGCGGTCTGCCGTTTGGTGACGCACCGGCTGGCTTGATCGGCAGCGTCATCGGTGCCTGCGTCGTCATGTTCTTGTACTCGTTGTGGAGCGTAGACCGATGACCCAGAGAGAGATTCAGACAGCCGTCGTCGTTGGCCTGGTCGCCGTCATGCTTACGTGGTGGGCCGCCACAAGCGACTACAGCCCGGTCAAGCCAGAGCCTCAGCGTCCTGTCCTGCGGTTGATCCAGCGGCTCGCCCGCCTCGGACTCTGGGCGATGATGTTCGCCGAGCAGCCGCCGGCAGAGCAGGCGTACGTCGTGCATGCACGGGTAGACGCCGATGGCAACAGAGTCCTCAACCACGGGCAAGGATGGTGATCCATGTGGCAGTGGCTGCTCTCAATCCTCGCCGCTCTATCGGCTGACCCTGCGCAGATTGACCGTGAGGCTCCTAGAGCCTCGGCGGCTGTCTCGGCAGCCTATGCCGCAACGGCACATGAGAAGGCTCCACAACCGCAGCCAGAGCCTCCTAAGCCGTCCTGCTGCACGGACTGCGGCGGCAAGGGGTTCATCGTCCACGGTGACGGGCACCGGACTGCTTGCCCGTGCCCAGCGACGTGCAAATGCAAAAGCCCTCCCGGCGCGTCGTCCACGCCTGTTTCACCTGCTCGGCCTGCGGGCGGGAGGTGACGGTGGGCGACGCGCCGGCTGGGATGCTGCCGCACCTCAGATGCCGGCTGCGTGCGGAAGTCGGTCCTCGAGCCGTCCTGGCTGGGCGTGCTTTTGACGAGTTCGTTGATGCGATCTGCCGTTGCTGGAACTCAGAACACTGGACGAAGCTGGCGAGGACGCAGCCTGAGTCGCAGATGCTGGCCGTCATGGACGCAAAGGTGCTGATGGCAAAAGTTGGCGAGGACGTTGAGGCTATGTGGGGCGATTCGCCAGAGCTGCGGACGCTCTACGCTGACGTCGGGCGTGAAGCCGTTGAGGTGTTCGCTCGGCTCTGGTTTGAGTCGATGGCGAACCGTACGTGGATGCGTCAGGCATGTCGGGAAGCACGGCGAACTTGACAGCGTTGCCAGACTCGCTGCATGGGCGAGGTTCAGCGTTCACTTCTTGCAGACGACGAATTGCCACCACCAAAGGGCAAGAGGAGACGCATGCCCGAAAGGCTCACGCCACCAATGCGGAAGTTCTTGACGAAGCTGGCGAGGATAGGTGCTCGCGTCACCTGGTGCATTGAACTTCTCTACGATCCAAGCAAGGGAGGGCAGGGGGAGTTGACCGACCGAGCCAGGGCCGGCGATCACACCTTGGTGCTCGACACCGTCCGCGAAGTGGAATACAGGGCGGCATCACTGGCCGAGGACATAGAGGCGTTCATGACGCCGCCCGACAAGCTGCCGTCAGAGCCAGGCAAGCCAGCCAGGGTGGAAGCTATGGCGAGGCGGCAATCGGCGAAGCTGCACATCTTCGACTAAGCGTATCGGCAAACGTCGCTTTTTCGTCGCTTCTGGGATACGTCTCGGGAGCGTGTCGCTGCACACGACGTGAGGGAATGTGCGACTATGTGTGCAGTCGAGCCATCATCTCTGTCAACGCTTGCACAAGTTTCGGCAAAGCTTTCGTGTCCACCCACACAATTGTGGGCTTGCCCAAGTAGCGGCACTGCTCTAACCGCATCCCTACTCTGCGGCGATTTTCGGACATTACGACGCTCATGTAGAGCGTTACGCCGTCGCTAATGTCAATTTCGTTGCCATCGCTGACGAAGCTGGGGTTGTTCACTTTAGTCTCTCAAGCAGCGAGCGGAGCGTGGCGGCGCGCCTTGCTCGCCTCATGTAATCCAATGAATGCGTTCCGTCTAAGCTCATCGCTGCCTCCTCAATCGCCTCCCGCTCCTCGTCGGTGAGCGTGAAGTTCAACGCGCAATGCTGCGTAACCGTGCCGCGAACGTGCGGGCACGCCCGACCGTTCCGCAGCCGCTCGATCTCTGCGGCTGCCTCGTCCATCAAATCCTGTGCAGACTCGGCATCTACGGCATGGCACCACGTCCGCAGTCGTTTGACGATGTCAGTCATCAAGCAGCCCCGGCCTTTCTCTGAGCGTCTCGCGGATCTCCTCCAGGTGCCGTCGCGTCTCCGCTGACGGTTCGCCGTGCTTGAGCACACCCCGGCAATACTGGTCAACCTGCCAGATAGCCGCCTTGGCGTCGGCACCCTGCATGGCGGCGGTGAGTTCTGGTTGCTCGTCGGGCAAGCGGTAGCGAAGGATGACGTGAGGCATGGCGGCATTGTGGCAGGGGCGTCAAGTGTGACGA